TGGGTGCGGCCGGACCACCACAGCTGGACCAGCAGGTCACCTTCGGCGGCAACCAGTTCGACCGTGACCAGCGTGCCGTCCTGGCACTGGTGCTGGTGCCCGTCCACCAGACCGTTACGCCGGTCGGGCCGGTAGTCGTACAGCGAGCCGGCGGTGGTGGCGAACACGCTCACCGCGTAGGCGACCATGGTCGCGTCGTGGTCGGCCAGCATGAGCACGACATCCCGGTCGGCCTGCAGGATCTCACCGTTGCCCCACGCCAGCGGGTTGCCCTCCGGCACCTCCACCGCCTGCTCGTCGTCGGCCTCGTCGGCCGCCAGCCGGTGGAACATGCTCGCGGTGACAAAGAACGTTCCGGCCGGGAACAGGTCGCCGTAGAAGTCCAGACACAGCCAGCCCCAGATGACCTGCGGGCTGGCGGGCCCAAAGAACGGCACGGGCGGCCCGTCCTCGCTGCCCAGCAGGGCGCGCTCTTCGAGCGGCCACGGGCCGGCGATGTCAGCGTAGGCAGCTTGGTAGTCCACGGTCCCTCCCCAGGGCTTCTTCCTGCCAGTGTGCGCGAGCGGGGACGGTCAGACCTGGTCAATATCTGGCGTGTCGGCAGAGTCCCTGCCGATCTCGGCCAGCGAGGCGTGCGCGTCGTCCGCCAGCTGTTTGGCGGCCGACGCGTGACGCATGGCCTCAGCGATGGCTTCGATGCAGTCGTGCAGGCTCTTGTCGGCCGCGTCGCGGGACTGGACCAGGCCAACGCTGGCGCGGAACGCAGAGACCCACTGGTGGACGGTGATGGCCCCCTCGGGCGGGTCGATCACACCCAGGTCGGACACCCGGATCCCGGTCTGCCGCTCGAGCGCGGTCAACGTGTCCAGCCGGCGCCGTTCGGTCAACGGGATGGAAGCCAGCACGGACTGGCTGCGTTCCGCCAGCAGGCGGGCGTTCCACTCGTCGGCCGTGGCCTTCTCGGCCTGCTCGATCTGGTCGACCCGCAACGCTTCCATCCTGCGGGCCAGCGCGACCACCAGCGACATGTCCACATCCGGATCCTGGCGCACGGAGGCGCGACGGAGCTCGCGGAACCGGTTAGACCTTGGCTGCGGGCACATGAGCCCCCAGCCGGCCGGCAGCTGGCCCGCGTCGCCCGCCAGGTCCGGGTCGGACACGACGATCCACAGGCGGCTCGAGTAGCGCTGCCAGATCTCGCCGGCGCGGATCCGTTTCGCGACCCGCTGGAATTCGGCCCGGGTCACCGCAAGCAGGCAGGCTTCCAGCCTGCGGGCGGCGGCCGTGGTCGCCAGCGACAGATAGACCGCGTCGACCGTGCTGGACCCGTCCGAGACGACCTGGACGTTGGTCAGGAACACCCCTGGCACGGATGGTGTGGGCGCGCCCAGGTAGTGCTCGCGCAGCTGGTCGGTCAGATCCTGCCGGGTGACGAACCCGCTCATGGTGTTCCTTCCGGGCTGGCGCAGCCCGGGCACATGACATGCCGGACGCGCTCGGGCCGGTCGTCCGGGCCGACCCTCCACCCTCTCGCTCGGCTCCGCTGGTGGTACTCCAAGAGCGTCTCGGAATCATAAGGCTCAATGGCCCTACCGCACTCGTCGCCGGCCGTGCCCTGAGCAGGCCGCCCGTCCTGGTCGAACCGGCGGCCGGTACAGACCAACGGAACCGGGCGCGGCTGGCCGGCCCGCAGGATCGCGCTCACATCCGTGACCACGGTCTGGTCCGGGTACCACAGCTTCTGCCGGCCTCTGCACTCTCTCGGTTGGTCCAACGGCCACACCCTGCCCAGCCGCCAGTGGTACTGGCCGGGCATGGCCCACGCCGAACAGCCGCACCATGACCCGTCGACCGCGGCCGAACACACGGCCTCGAGGTCGGCCACGGCCACGATCGCCGAAACGACCACATGCTTGAGCGCGTCCTCATGGCCGCGTCGGCGCAGCGCGGGCAGACCACTCTCGTCCCAGGCGCTGCCGGCGTGAATCAGGATCCGCCCGCCCACCAGCTTGGTCGGCGGCCGCCAGATCCGGTTCTCGACATCCTTGCCATAGCGGACGATCGCCAGCGCCCAAGGGTTCTGCAGGGTGATCGCTGGCATGCCGGTCACATCGACGGGCGGGTAGGACCGTTCGGGCAGGTCGAGGTCCAGGGTGGTGGTCACAGCAGGATCGCTTCAACCCCGAGCGCTTCGGCCATCGGCTGGGCGAACGCGTCAACCCCTTTGACCGGCAGCTTCGGGTACTCGCGGCGGGCCCGGTCGACACAGTCCGGGCATGGGACGAACTGGTCGACCGGCACGCCCGAGCTCATGCAGTAGCCCGTGCCGTCCGCCGCGTACAGGTCCGCCCCGCACAGGGTGATCCGGCCTTCGCCGGCCCCCGCTCCCCCGGTTTGGAAGACCAGGATCAAGTGCAGCAGGTCAGTCAGCGGCTCGAATTCGCCGTTCAGGACGGAACCTTTGACGAACTGGACCGTCGTCAGCGCGACCGGATCTTCGTTGCTCGACAAGGGAATGGCCGGATCGAACATCGGGACACCTTCCGACGTCAACGTAGCGGGCTGCCGGTCGACACTAGTCGTCCGCCCTGAAACAGTCAACGCGACACCGGCCTGGTCGGGCCCGGTCGACTATGCGACAGCCATGTCCACGAACCGGGCGAAGTGCAACTGTGCCGCCACCGTCACCGTATCTGTCGGACCATTCCGGTGCTTGGCCACGATGAAGTCCGCTTCCCCAGCCCGGGGCGACTCTTTGTCGTAGTAGTCGTCCCGGTGCAGCAGGATCACCACGTCGGCATCCTGCTCGATGGCCCCGGACTCGCGCAGGTCCGACAGCTGGGGGCGCTTGTCCGTGCGCTGTTCCGGGCCCCGGTTCAACTGGCTGACCGCCACCACCGGGCACTCGATCTCTTTGGCCAGCAGCTTGAGACCGCGGCTGATGTCCGAGACTTCCTGCTGGCGGGACTCGACCCGCTTCGGGCTGGTCATCAGCTGCAGGTAGTCCACGACAACCAGCTTGAGATCATGCCGCTGGCGCAGCCGGCGCGACTTGGCCCGGATCTCCATGAGCGTCATGTTCGGGGTGTCGTCCACGAAGATCGGCGCTTCGTTGATCTCGCCCATGCGGCGGGCCAGGCGAGTCCAGTCGTCGTCCGACAGGTCACCCGAGCGGAGCCGCTGCAGCGGCACCCGACACTCGGCGGACAACAGCCGGGTGACTACCTCGATCTTGCTCATCTCGAGGGAGAAGATCGCGCTGGTGTGCCCGTGGCTGATCGACGCGGTCCGGCAGAAGTCCAGCCCGGCCGTCGACTTGCCCAGCCCGGGGCGGCCGGCTACGACCACCAGCTGGCCCGGGTGAAGCCCGCCCAACAGCCGGTCCAGGTCGACGAACCCGGTTGGCACCCCGCGCATGGTGCCGGCGTGTGACCCGACCGCCTCGATCTCGTTCAGCGCGGGCTGCATCAGGTCGGCCAGGATCGTGAAGTCTTCGCTGATTCGGCGTTCGGTCACGTCGTAGACGGTCTGCTGGGCCAGGTCGACAATCTCGTCCACGTCGCGGCCCTGGCCGTTGGCAGACCCATAGCCCATCTGGACAATGCGGGTTCCGGCTTCCACCAGCCGGCGCAGCACGGCCCGTTCGGCCACGATCCGGGCGTAGTAGGCGGCCGACGCGGCGGTCGGCACGCTCGACAACAGGGTGTGCAGATAGGGCGCTCCCCCAGCCCGTTCGAGCTCGTTCGCGTTCGTCAACCGGGCGGCGACCGTAATCGCGTCGGCCGGCTCGCCCCGCCCGTACAGGTCCAGGACAGCGTCGAAGACGGTCGCGTGGGCGGGCCGATAGAAATCGGCGGAGCGAAGGATCTCGACCACATCGGCGATCGCGTCCTTGGACAACAGCATGCTGCCCAGCACGCACTGTTCGGCCGGGATGTCCTGCGGCGGTCGGCGTTCGCTGACGTGCTCGTCCGGTGCGGGTTCGCGAGGTTCGGGGGCGCTCATCGGGGTCTCCGCTCGGGGGTGCCGGCGACGACCGCCCGGATGGCCGGCAGCAGGCACCGGAGCACGGACGGCGAGTCGTCCAGGGATTCAGGAGGAAAGTGGAACCTCATGCTGGTGTCCTGCGGGCGCAGGGGATCAGCAGCCGCCACGAACGCGCGCGGTGGCGTGTCGCACAGGTCGGCCAGCGCCAGCAGTTGGTCCCAGGTCGGATACCGGATGCCGTCTTCCCACTCGTCCACGGCCGGCTCTTCCGCCCCGCACGCCTCATCGACCTCGGGCCCGTACAGGCCTCTCAGGTTGAGCAGGAACGTGGCCTGGTACGGGCGAAACTCGCCTGCCCGCCACAGCCGGTACGCCTCATCCAGATACCGCTCGTGATCGCTCTGCTCGCGCTCTCTTGCCGCGGCCGCCTTGTTTCTGCGGGCCAGCGCCCGCCCGGCCGCTTCCTCACGGCTGATCTGCTTGCCGGCCTTACCCCAGGTCCGGGTCGGCCCGGGCGGACGCTGGCCAAAGCGCGAATCCATGAGCGTCACCCTGCTACCCGGCGACCGGATTCGCCGCCCGACAGTCCGGACACCGGCCGCGACCCTTGGTCACGGCCGGT